ATAATTGCTATGACCACTTTCTAGAGACTTAACCAAAGAGTTCTTTGCAGCAGCAAGATGGTTATGTGCAGTCAATACATGTTCGTAATGACTCTTATTCTTTTCTACGTGATCAACTTCTTCTTTGCCCTTGGCACGTTTAGCGTCTTGGGACTTTTCAGTCTTAACACCAGCAACTTGTTTAGCGTGGTGTGTTTCAAGATGGGCTTTGAAATCTTTTACGTTTGGAGTAGTGTTATTGCGAACAGTTGAGTTAATGTAAGTGGCTAGATGACCATGATCACCACTATGATCTGCGTGAACTGCTTTGTACATCTTGTCGCCATGAGTATCATGAACTGCTTTGGCAGCGTTCAGATGCTTATGGAACTCATCTTGATTTGCTTGAGAGTGAGACGCTTTGCTAGTATCGTAGCTGGCATCGTGATGGTGAACATCAGGATGATCTTTAAACTCATGATGATCAACTTCGTGGTGAGCAGACATTGATTGAATGTCTTTACCGTGGTATTGAGTATGAACTGCTACACCTACTTTTGCTTTTGCAGCTTTCTTGGCTTCATCGCCAGAAGCAGTATAGGTAATAGTGTTTGGAGTAAAGGATGCTTTACCAGTTTTCTTATCGTGCTTAACATCACCTTCAGAGTGCATAATGTCACCTTGATAAACTTTACCCTTTGGAGTAACTTTAGGCAAGTGATGTAACGCAGCTTTTAATTTAGCAGCAAGACCTGGAGCATGACCGTGATTCTTATCGATATCAGCATCAGTGTGATTAATCTTTGGGTCTTTATTGAACGCAGATTTGGAAGCAACAAAGAACTTACCAGTCTTAGGATGAGAACCGAAAACTACAGCAGGTGAACCATCATATTTTGTGGTAAGGTTTGCGTTATTTTTACCAGACTTCATGTGCTCATGCGCATGAGACAAAGCACCATGAGCATGCTCAAAGCCATCGTGACCATGCATCAGTGGACGATCTTCAGGATGAGTAATGTGCTTTAGTTTAGTACCTTCTTCGGCAGCTTCTTTTAAAAATGTTTGAAACGATTTCATTTTTTATCCTATTAACTTATTATACTATATCTTGCAATAAAAGTAAAGCGATATTTGTAATCCCCTCAACTTTTGAGGGTTATCCTATTTTCTTAGCAGAAGCACGTAAGAACCAAGCATGCTTCTGGTGAGTATCTATTCTATCAGCTATAAAATTACAAACACCTTGTTGCTTTTCAGAATTAGCAATAGTGAATACTTTATTTAGGCTGGCCAAGACTTCTTCGTTTGCTGCAATAAGACATGTGAATATATCTTTTAGTAACTCAACACGAGTAGTTTCTTCTTTTAATGTTTTGTATTTAAACAATTCATCTAAACTAACTGGAGCGTAGTCATCTAACTTACGTAACCATTCAGCAGTTGGATCAATTGATCCATAAACTTCAGTATATAAATCTCCAAAGAACTCGTGGTATTGAGTGAACTCTATACCTTCAATATTCCAATGGAACTGATGTGCTTTGTAATACATTACAGTAGCATTTGCCAGCAATACTTTAATTGCTGTTGTTAACTCATTCATTGAACAACCCCAGTGTTTGAAAACGCATCAAATGTTTTAGAAGTAAAATCTTGTGGAGCAAGACCAGCTGGTTGCTCAGTATTTCTAACAGTAGATTTAAAAGATTTTAACTTTTTCTTTTCTACTTTCTTCTCAACTAACTTAACATTCTGAATCCACTTGCTAACTAATTTGCCAGTAGATTCTTTTAACAATAAGTGATTAGAACCACGCTTAACAATTTCATATTGCTCACCATCGGCTTCTACTTGCTCACCAACATTAAAGATTTCTCCACGGAAATATTGTTCACGCAGTTCGTCTTTAACTAATTTAATTTCTTCCTTGATTGGCTCAAGTCCTGAACCAATTCTAATATCATTCATCAATCTACGTGAATCAATATCACGAATTGCTGATGGTAGATTCTTTTTAAAATCTTCGTATAAACCTTTGACTGCATAATTACGAGTAGCGTCTTCGCTATCTGGATCTTTGTCCATAGCTGATATGACTGTAGCTTCCTTTAGAGATTTCTTCATGGAAGCTACTTTGTCTGCGCTTGTAACAATGATAACATGGCGATAGGTTTCTTTTAGTTTAGCAACCACTTCGCTCATATTATCAGAGTAAGTATTAAACTGTGTGTTCGGGAACAACGTATTCAAATACTGTAATTTCTTTTCTACAATTAAGGGATTCTTTTTCGCATCGCTTAAATCGGATGCATAAATGGCGTAGCTGGCATTCTTTTGCTCAGCTACAGATTTGACTGCCTTGATTAGAAGTTCGTGTCCGATAGTCGGAGGGTTAAACTTCGAACAGGCTAGAACTATCGTTTTGCTCGGTAGTTCTCTGATTAGTTGTCTATAATCTTTCATTTAATCCATCAATTAAGTAGTGTTATATGGTTATTTATAAGATTTCTACTTTAAGAAGCAAACGCTTTGAGTAGTAGCTGATTATTGACATCCTTATACGCTGCCGTGTTTATGGTTACATTATTTGCAGCGGAGATCGGACATAGGTTATAGGTAGACTTCTTAACATTAGAGAATTCTAAAGTCATAACAAACTGGTAATCCCCACCACCCTTAGATTGACAACGAACACGAATCCTTGCTGAAGCGCAGTTGGCGAAGTCTTCAATTTTCTTCTGTAGTTTGAGGTTTAATTTAAGAGGATCTAATTTGTTCATTAGATAGAACCCATGAGTACCTACGTTTAGGTAATGAGTTTTCTTCTTATTATAGTAGTCGCAAATGGCTTTAGCAGGAACATCAATATGAACTTCGTTCTCACCTTTAAAACTCTCGATATCTATTTTATATGCAGCACTCTTATCTTTAATACCACCAGTTAGGATTTTCTTACCAGCTGCATCATTCTGTAGGACTGGAACCTTTCCACGCCAGCGAGCACCAGCAGATCCAGAAGTATTCATATTCTCAAGGAGTTTGTATTTCTTGGCAATCTCTTGCATCATCATCTTTTCTGGATCGCCTTTGATATCACCAAAGTCCCACTGTCCCTTGAAGTATTTTAATACCAAGGATCCAGCAGCAGTAGGGGAGATTTTTAATTCGCAACCAGCAGGAGTTTTAACTGTCTTTGTTACGATAGATAAGTCTGGCTTATCGTGTGATGCGCCAGCGATACCCCCAACAGAGATACCCATTTTATTTAATGCTTTATAAGCATTTGCTTCGTAAACAAAACCTTGTTGTGCCATAATGACCCCTATACTTTTGGTATATTTAGGTCATGCGATTATACTTGCGATCCCATTTACCGATCTGGTCTATAATCTTACGAGTGGCTATGTTGTTTCTTAAATCGTAGTCAAACGTCTTTAAGAAATAGTGGAGTGTAGATGAATCTCGTTTTGTCTTATAACGATTCAACAGGGTGTCAATATCTACATTTGGTCTGCGCATTTTAAAGTCTAGATACACACAATGCGCATATGCTTGTATCTCGTCAAACTCAGAGAGGTATGCTCTCTGTTCATCTTTCTTGGCTATGCCAACTTTCTTATATGGAACAACGTAGTTACTCCATTCATCACCCCTTCTATCATATTGCATGAAGTGAATTATCTCATGCATAAGAGTCTGAATAAATCTCATCTTAAATGATGACCAAGATTTATCAGTGAAGGGGAAATTATTAAATTTCTTTGTGTAAATTTGTAGAGTTATTTGGCGATCATCAGGAGAATACTCACCACCGATTGCTACATAATTTATTGCCCACTTTGCTTTGGACTTTTCATTGCGCCACTCTATCTTAGTGCGCCATTTTCTAGCATAGTTTACTAACCCAATTGAGTCGTGCTTATAGGAATCTAGATCTACCCATACTTTTGCTGGAATGAGTTTTGCTCTAAATGGACGCTCATAGAAATTGAGTAAGTCCATCCAGTCAAAATCATAAATTGCTTCTCCAAAAAAGCAAGTACCTTCGTCTGCTCCTCTAAGTTAGTGTTTGCAAACTCAGTAATATATGGCATCAAATCAAAGTTTGACATCAGGTTACTATATTTAGTTTCTCTTCCACGTAGGAATTGCTCAGATTGGTCGGATCCACGCTCTTTGTAGCGTTGTTCTAAAATATCTTTTGGAGCCTTTACGAAAACCACCTCTAATTGGGTATTTGGGAGAGCCATACAGAACTCTAGGAATGATTGGTTAAAAACCCGATCTCCCTCAAAAAGGATATT